AAATTCCACTATCAACGACCCCGCAGCTGATTTTGATAATATTGGACTTACTGCTAGTTTTTCTTCTCCTAATTTAACCATATCTGCAACAACTCCTGGAGTATCTTTTAATGGTATTCAAATATTTAATAATGCTGTAGCAGGACAACCAGGAGTTTTAATAGGATCTTTTAGTGGTGGTACTTCAAATATTACAGCAAATGCTTTTACCTTAGAAACTATTTCAGAAGGTATTATAATGAATAGTTCAAGTTCATTATCGAGTGATGGTACTCTTGAATTAGGAACAAAAGATAACCTTAGATGGGAAATTACAAATGCAAATACTGGATCTGGAACATTTAATGTTATTATCCGTAGAGGAGATGATAAAACAAATGATAAAATAATTTTAGAGACTTGGAATAATGTTAGTTTAGATCCAAATTCATCAAGATTTATCTCAAAAGTAATTGGAGATCAAGTTTTAGGATACTCTCCATCATCAAATCAAATAGAAATCTCATCAGGTGATTATTCAAATAAATCTAGATATATAAGAGTATCATCAGTAGATTCCCCAACTCCAAATTACTTAGATAATTCAGGAAACCCAGTTCCAGCATATACTTCATCTATCCCATCAAATGGATCAGGTTCATTTACTGGGGCTGTAGGAACTATAATGGCGGGTGCTAATTTCTACCAAAATATTGGATCTCAAACACAAGGTGTTGCATCAGGTGATTATACAAATATGGTTAATTTGTTATCAAATAAAGATGATTATCAATTCAACATCTTATCTACCCCAGGTTTAATAAATGAACATCATACTAGTGTTATCTCAAACATCATATCTAATACAATAAATAGAGGAGATAATTTATATGTAGTTGATATGGTAGATTATGATGGGGTATTAGCAGACGCAGTTACACAAGCGGCAACTAGAAACACATCATATGCAGCTACATACTGGCCTTGGGTACGAATTAATGACCCCGCAACAGGAAAACAAGTACATATCCCAGCATCTACCTTAATCCCAGGAGTATACGCATACAATGATAAAGTAGCTGCCCCATGGTTTGCCCCAGCAGGTATAAACAGAGGTGGATTATCAATGGTATTATCTGCTAAATCTAAATTATCTCAAGGAAATAGAGATACATTATATGAGGCAAATATTAATCCAATAGCCACATTCCCAAAAACCGGAGTATCAGTATATGGTCAGAAAACATTGCAAAAAGGAGCATCAGCTCTAGATCGTATAAATGTTCGTCGTTTACTAATTGAATTAAAATCTCGTATTTCTCAAATAGCTAATACATTAGTATTTGAACAAAATACAATCACTACTCGCAATAATTTCTTATCACAAGTTAATCCATATTTAGAAGCAATTCAACAAAAACAAGGATTATACGCTTTTAGAGTAGTTATGGATGAATCAATCAATACACCAGATGTTATAGATAGAAATCAATTAGTAGGTCAAATCTATATCCAACCATCTCGTACAGCAGAATTTATAAACCTAGATTTCATTCTTCAACCAACAGGAGCTGAATTCCCTGGGTAAAAAGAGTAAAACATTAAATATGTATAACTGAATTAAAATAAAAATAAAATGGCAGTATTAAACCCAAACGAAATATTTTTCACAGCTTTTGAACCAAAACAAACCAATCGCTTTATACTTTATATTGATGGTATTCCATCATATCTAGTAAAAGGAATGGGTGCGGTAACATTGTCCCAAACAGCAGTTGCCCTTAATCATATCAACATTCAAAGATATGTTAAAGGAAAAACAACTTGGGGAACAATTCAATTCACTTTATTTGATCCAATTACTCCTTCCGGTGCCCAATCAGTAATGGAATGGGTTCGTTTACATCACGAATCTGTAACAGGTAGAGATGGATACTCAGATTTCTATAAGAAAGACTTAACATTCAATGTAGTAGGCCCAGTAGGTGATATCGTATCAGAATGGATTGTTAAAGGAGCATTAATTACAGAAGCATCATTCGGTGATTATAGTTGGGATGATGATGGTACTCCAGTAAACATTACAATGACGGTTCAACCAGATTACTGCATCTTGAATTACTAGAATATAGTTAAAAACTATATAAAAAGAAGCTTGCCTAGTTTAGGTAGGCTTCTTATCTTTCAATATATTTATATATGATAAATAAAGTTATAAAAAAATAAAATCTATGAGTGAATTTAAAATCCCAACAGAAATTGTTGAATTACCCTCTAAAGGTATTCTTTATCCAAAAGATTCAGAATTAGCTAAAGGAGTAGTAGAAATGAAATATATGACAGCTCGTGAGGAAGATATCCTCACCAACCAATCATATATTAAAAATGGTACAGTTTTGGATAAACTGATGAAATCATTAATTGTATCCCCAATTAAATATGATGATCTTTTAATCGGAGATAAAAACGCTATCATGATAGCTGCCCGTGTTTTAGGATATGGAAAAGATTACACTTTTGAATATCTTGGAGAAGAACATACAGTTGATTTATCTACTTTAGAGAACAAACTACTTCATACCATTGTAGAAAGCAGCGATAAAAACGAGTTTGAATTTACCTTACCCCACTCTGGTAACCATTTAACGTTCCGCTTTTTAACACACAAGGATGAACAGGATATCACGCGTGAATTGGAAGGTCTAAAGAAAATTAACAAAGACTCATCACCTGAACTATCCACTAGATTAAAATACATTATTACATCAGTGGAAGGTAAAACAGAAAAAAAAGATGTACGAACATTTGTTGACAATTATCTTTTAGCTAAAGATTCTAGAGCATTAAGGGAGTACATTAAAGAATTACAACCAGATGTAGACATGTCCTACTTTCCCAGCGATGGGAGCAACAGATTCAACATCCCTATTGGGATTAGCTTTTTTTGGCCTGAGTTCTGATACCGCTCCCCAAATTCGAGCCGCATTATTTACCCAAATACATGAGATAGTATTTCATGGTAAAGGAGGATATGATTGGAATACAATATATAATATGCCAATATGGCTTAGAAAATTTACATTCAATCAGATAAAATCCTATTATAAAGAGGAAGCAGATAGTATAAATAATTCTACCTCTAAAAATGGAAGTAAAACTCTAGTAGACCCATCTGGTAAAGTAAACACTCCAGCATTTATGAGCGCTAACCCACAAAATAAAAAGCCTGCAAAGTATAAATAACTTTGTGGGCTTTCAATATTTATAATAAAATATATTAGATGGCTTTAAGTGATGATATAAAAAAAGTAAATGATGAAATATCTAAACTCCGAAAAGAGTTAGGAAAACTTCCTCAATCCCCCTTCGATATAAAAGACATTGAAAAGGCCAAAGAATCTTTAAAAGGTTTAAGAGCAGAAATCCGCGATATGGATTCGGATTTAACTTATGTAAAAGATGCATTTGTTGATATAGTTAATGAATTATCTAATCAAAATAGATATTTAGTAGATGCTCGAAATTCACTTAAAGGAATATCAAGTATTTCTCAAAAAATCACAGAATATAGAAAAGGAGAAACATCATTAAGTGAAAAACAACTTAAAAATCTTCAACAACAAGCCAAAACAAAATTTGATATTCTTAAAAGATCTTTAGATGTAGGTAATCTTAATGAAAAAGAAAAAAAAGATATAGAAGAAGCTTTAAAAGTTCAAGGATCATTTACTGATGAGGTTCAAAGAACAATTGATGCTCAAAAACAAGCAAATAAAGAAATAGGTTTATTAGGAGTTGGTATAGGTGGAGCTGCAAAAGCATTAGCTAAAATGGGGTTTGGAGATTTATCTCAACCATTACAAGATGCTATAGATAAAACTAAAAATGCCCGAATACAGACTATTCTCAATAAACACGCCCAAGAAGAATTAAATGAATTAATTGAACTCCAAGGAAAAAATATAGATGATCTTTCAGAAGAAGAATTACAAAGATTATTTGATTTAGAAAAAAAACACAATGTTGATAAAGAAGCTAATAAACAAAAAGTAAAAGATTTAGAATCCCAAAATAAAGAACTTGAAACACAAACCTCCAAATATAAAAATATAGGTAAAGCTTTAAAAGATCAGATAACAAGTGTTAATATACTTGATTTTATCTTTAAAGAACTTATAGTTGCTTTTGGAACCTCTCAAAAATCCATTAGTGAATTAGCTAGAGGTTTAGGAATGTCTGCCTCAAATGCCACTCAAATGAGACAAGAATTTGCAGGTATAGCAAATTCCTCAATGAATGCTAATATTTCCGTAAAGGGTCTTCAAGAATCACAATTAGCTGTTGGGCAAGCATTAGGTACTAATGCAATGCTTAATGAAAAAGATCTTATAACTATGACAGACATAGTTAAAAAGACAGGTCTTCAACATGATGAATTGGTTGGTATTGAAAAATTATCCCTAGCAACCGGAAAAAGTTTAGATAGTAATGTAAAATCAGCACTGGGGGGAGCTACAGCATATGCTTCTCAAAATAAACTTGCCATAAATAATAATAAAATTTTAAAAGAAGTAAACAAAGCATCTTCCTCTTTAAAATTATCTTTAGGTGGTAGTGTTGAGGCTTTAGGTAAAGCGGTAGTTCAAGCTCAAAAATTCGGTATAACACTTGATGAAGCTAATTCATTAGCTAGTAGTTTACTTGATTTTGAATCATCAATTGAAAATGAACTCTCAGCAGAATTATTAACTGGTAAAAATTTAAATCTTGAAAGAGCTAGGCAACTCTCATTAGAGGGTAATATAGCAGAAGCCGCTGAAGAAGTCCTAAAACAATTAAAAGGATCAAAAGAATTTAGCGAAATGAATGTTATCCAACAAGAGGCTATGGCAAAAGCAGTTGGATTAACACGAGATGAATTAGCATCTTCTTTAATTGAAAGAGAGGCATTACAGAACATGTCTATGGCTGAGGGTGAAACAGCTCTTGAAAGATATAATGATTTAAAAAATCAAAAGAAAACTCAAGCAGAAATTGTAGAAATATTAGGAAAAGAAACAGCCGAAAAACTCGAACAACAATCTGCCCAAGATAAATTTAATGCTTCTGTTGAAAAATTAAGAGAGGTATTTGTGCAAGTGATGGATGCTGTTGCTCCTATATTTGATATATTATCTTCTATAGCTACAGTTGTAATGCCGGCTATTAATTTTGTTTTACAACCATTTGTGATAGCTTTTCAAGGATTAGGAAAAATTATTACTGGGAGTTTTAAAGAATTAACTGGGTGGGAAACTGTATTAGGTAGTATAGCACTTATAGCAACAGGTATTTATGCAACTATGAAAGCTATAGCTATAGTTAATAATCTTATTACTTTTGCAAAAATAACCCAAGAAAAATCTCAAAAAATGCAAGCCCTTTCAGAAAAACAAAGTTTAATTCCTTTAGCAAGTAGATTAAGTTTAATGGTAGCCCAAGCTGCAGCATGGGTTATTATGAACCCCCTTAAAGCTATACTAGGATTAGGACTTGCAGCAGGGGCAGGAGCTTTAATATATTCCCAAATGCAAGACGGTGTCATCGGCCCTGGCGGTGAAATGGTAGTATCAGGTCCAAAAGGCTCTATCCAATTAGACAAAGACGATAGTATAGTAGCAGGAACAAACCTCTTTGATAAAAATAAATCCCAATCCTCATCCCCACAATCAACAACAGTAGTTGATATGACCAAAACCAACACACTCCTACAACAATTAATAGACTTAATATCAGCAGGAGGTGATGTAGTATTGGATGGACAAAAAGTAGGTGTTGCCTTAAATTTAGTATCATATAAAACTCAATAATTTTTAATATTTATAAACAAAATAATATTATGGGACTATTAAACAAATTAACAGAAGAAGGATCAAACCTAAGCCAATTTGATGGAACAACTCCACCAAACCTAGACTTATCAAATCCTCAATCAACTCTCCATTATGAATATTCTATCAACGGTAATCCAAACCTACTAGGTTTTCCTACACCTTCAGAATTGGATTTGAATGGAGAAACACCAGAGCAGTATTTAGATAATTTACCAGGTTAATCCAATATAAATGGGACTTTTATTAAAATTAAAGGATGGCGACACCTTACTAAAATCACTTAAATTTGGTAATGATAGACCAGGTGGTGGTTCTAGTAAACAACCATACATTCAAAAACCAATCTCAGATAATCCAATATCTTCTACAGGAGGTAATGATTTTATTATACGAGGTGGGATAAAAGCTCCTCAACGCGCCTTAGAAGATGTAGTTAGATTATCCAAATACGCCACAGATGGAGTAAAAGGATTATTATATACAGCAAAAGAAAATCTTCTATCACGTACATCTGTTAAAACAGAAGCATCAAAAGGTATAGCATATGCTGGGGGTGCTTTATATGCTGGTGTGTATACTCCATTATCAACATTAGCTCAAGCTGGAGTAGGATTTACAGGTACACGTTTAAACAGAATGGGAATTGATCCAACGGGGTTAATACCTGGATTATCGCTTAACAAATATGAGGATATTGTAAAAGAAGAACTATCCTCTCCCCCATCAAATAAAAACAGATTAATACGATTTTTAAATGAAAAACAAAATGTTTCATTTAGTGGTTTTATAGATGAATATAGTGGTGGACCTGGTTCTATTTTAGGTATAGGAAAAACAAAAATAAAATTTGCAGATCAACGTACTGGAATAAACAATATAAAATTAGAGAAAACAGGTTTTTTTTCATCTTTAGAGAAGTTTGGGTATTATAATTATGGATCATTTAAATCCCCAAGATTATTATTATATAACGGATCCTCTATATTTAATGGAAAAAACTTAAGTTCAATATATGAAAACTATACTGGAGAAGATCCATTAAAAAGTGAATTTTCAACTACAAACAATTCACCTGAATTAATGCTCTTCTCTAATTTATCTACTAAATCTGGTTCACTATATATAGAATCCTTAGAAAGTAGAAAATTAAGAGAAGATCCTAGAAAAGGTGATAGAACATTCAATACAGAAATCTTATTAAAAGGTGTATCAACTAACCCAACATATGATATACAAAAAACAGATTTAAATATAGGAAAAGAAGAAAAAAATATCTTTAACTTTACAAATTCCTCTACTTCTGGTTCATTATATAAAGAATCCTTAGAAAGTATAAAATTAAGAGAAGATCCTAGAAAAGGTAGTAGAACCCTAGAAGCTAAACAACCAAATGAAAATGATACTTATATAGTCGCTATAAATGAAAAATATCGTGCATCAGATGATAAATTAAATCACCCCGCAAATATAGAAAATAGAGTAAATCTAGGAGACCCAGGAGCTGTAAAAGGAACATGGGCAGATGATGTTACTAATAAAAGCCAAATAATAGATAAAATAAATGGTTCTCCAATATATAACTCAACAGATATAGGAAATAATGGAAAAGATTATAACGATTTAATAGCTTTTAGAATAGGAGTTATAGATAATGCAAATCCAAACAACACTACATATATGAATTTTAGAGCATATATAGACTCATTCTCAGATTCATATTCATCAGATTGGAAAGCTCAATCATATATGGGTAGAGGAGAAAAATTCTATAAATATGAAGGATTCTCTAGAGATATATCTTTATCCTTTACTGTTGTTGCTCAATCTCAAGGGGAAATGAATGGTATGTACCAAAAATTAAACTATCTTGCTTCCTCACTTGCCCCTTATTATACTAAACAAGGATACATGGCTGGAAATTTAGTTAAATTAACTGTAGGAAATTATATATATGAACAAGTTGGATTTATCTCCTCAATCACATATGATATACCTGAGGAATCATCGTGGGAATTATCTTTAACCCCTGATATTAAAATATCCACAAATCCTAATCCAAACCCAGATGAATTACCTTTTATGATAAAAGTAACAGGATTTAAATTCACTCCAATTCATAAATTTAGACCCGAAATTAATAAATATCCTGAAAACAAAGAATTAATTGTTGAAAATAGATTTATCACAGAAAAAATCCCATTCATACAGAATTGGCAAAGTGGTCTAACCAATACCTAATAAATGTCTAGATATACTTCCATACCAATTATAACAACATTAGATAATCCTAAAAGGAGATATTCTATGGTAAAATACCCTGAAATCTCCCTTGATTTCTCAGATATTTATGTGTATACTACAAGAGGAGATAGATATGATACTTTAGCTAGGATATACTACAGCGATTCATCCCTTTGGTGGATAATTTCAATAGCAAATCCAAACCTACCACAAGATTCACTTATACCACCATTTGGATCTCAAATTAGAATACCATCCTCAAATAGGATATTTGAAATACAAGCACAATTTGATGCATTAAATTTATAATAAAGTTATGGCTGTAGTAGGAGAACAATTTGAAAAATTTGTTGTTGATCAAATCAACCAAAGGCAAAAAATACATGGTAAAACAGAACGTACCATAGAGGATTTACAATATTTAAATTCTAAAACAGCTTGGGTAAAATTAGCATCTGGAGTTAGTTTAGATGGGGATGAACGGATAAAAAATTTAAAATGGGTTAATATTATGGAGGGGATGGATTTAGCCAAAAGTTATGTTTTATTTGGTGGAGTCTCACAAAAATTAAATAATTCAACTACATTATTTCCGTTTGGAGGTTTTAACACCCCCGGTTCAAGAAATCCTTATAACATAAGTGCAAAAAATAAAACATTTGACTTAGATTTGGGTACTACCCCATCTTTAGATTTCGGTTTTGTTCCTCCTCCTGGAATAGAGAGTGTAGAGGTAAAAAATATGAACCGTGGCTCTATCAAAAAAGCCACAGTCAAAATAAAAGCTTACAGTCGAGATCAATTCGATATCCTAGACATTCTATATATGCGATTAGGATATACAGTATTATTGGAATGGGGATGGAGCCATTATTTTAGTAATAGTGATAAATTAGAAACTATGGGTTATACTTTAGTTGAAGCCGAAAATGGATTTTTTTCTAATACAGCTAAATCTCATAAACAATTTCTCCAAAAAATAAAGTTATTTAGAAGAGATAAATCAGGAAACTATGATGGTTTATTAGCTAAAGTATCTAATTTTGATTGGTCATTCAATCCAGATGGTTCTTACGATATAAATTTAACATTAATTAGTTTAGGTGATGTTATAGAATCATTAAAAACAAATGTATCTCCTAGATTAATAGAAGGTGAAAATATAGCAAATAAACCAAAAGATATATTATCTGAATTATTATATAGTTGGAAACAAGCTAATGTAGAAAATAAAGGAACAGGAAATGAACCTCAACCTAATTCTATATTTGCTCAACCTACTGGGATTTTTCCGGTTGGACATTTTGTTAAACCTTTAACATCAATAAATCAAATATATCATTCTGGAAGATTCTTTTTTAGTAGTATAATAGATGATCTTGAAAAAAAATTAGATGAATATTCTAGTTTTATAATAAATGAAATTACTCTTGAAGATTATAGTGTAGGAAATGAAAATAGATTTTTAGAAATTATTAAAAATAAAAATCTAAATGAAGAAATTTTAATATTAAATAATGGCCCCCTCTTTTTTGAATATCCATCATATTCTATTAGTTACACAATCCCAGCAGGTAGTATAGAATTAGAAAATGATCAAAATGTTGCTTATTTTAAATACAATACTGGGGAGGAAGAAGAAGTAGATAATATAGGACAAAATAATATAAATTATTATATGAATTTTGGTCATCTTTTAAAAAAAGTCAAAGAATTATGCCTCCCTGTAAATAACAATGGAGAAATAATTATAAACCTCCGAACATCAGGTGAAATGCTTTATTACCCTAATCAAATCTCATTTGATCCTAGGATATGTGTAGTTAGAGGAGAAATAGATAATAAATTAATATTTCCTCAATTGAAAGAGTGGGGAAATGAAAACGCAGGAGCAGCTCGAATAGAAAATATATATGTTAATTTTTCTACCATACAAAATGCTATCGATAATAACTTAGATGAAAATAATAAATTAGCCTTAATTTCTTTCCTCCAGAGTATATGTAATGATTTAAATAGAGCTTTAGGCGGAATAAATAATCTTGAACCAGTTGTAGATGAAGATGATAATCTTCTTCGAATTATAGATGGATCCTACCTCTCAGATGATATAAATAGACGAGATTATTTTTTAGAGGTATTTGGATATAACCCATCATTTAACAGCTCAAATTTCGTTCGAAATCTCGATTTAAAAACTCAAATCACCCCAGAATATGCCTCTATGGTAACCATAGGTGCTACCGCGGGAGGATACGTTAAAGGAACAGAAGCAACCATGTTCTCTAAATGGAATAAAGGTATTGTAGATAGATTTAAAGAAGAATACAATCCCCCCTCATCCGAAAACCTCCCAGCTGAAGAAATCCAAAACATAAAAGATGAACCTAAAGATAATTATATTAAATATTTAAACTCACTAGAAAAAATACTTGGATTTGATGGTAATGGAAAAAATACATTAGATGATGCAGTTATTGATAATAATCTAAGTGTAGCTGAAGAATATTACAAATATTTAAACGCTCTAGCCCAAGAAGAACAAGATACATTCTCATCCTCAACAAATGGATTTATTCCTTTTAATCTAGGAGTAACTATGGATGGTATCTCAGGAATAAAAATATATAATAAATTAAATGTTTCAACTCGTTTTCTGCCTCAAAATTACCCAGATGCATTACATTTTATAATAAAAGGAGTATCTCATAAAATATCAAACCAAGATTGGGAAACAACTCTAGAAACACAAGTAGTACCTAATTCATTTATAGATCCTTCAAAAATAATACCTAGACCCCAAATAACCACTACAACCTCAACCTCGGAGGAAACAACAGGAGCAGCAGGAGCTGCAGGGGTAGCAGCAGCATCAACCACCTCAACAATAAATACAGCAGTATTAGGAGTTGTCGATGATAATAGGAGATTTTGGACATTAGTAGCTATATGTTCAAGAGAAGATAATAATCCCCAAGGATATGCAGACGTTGCCCAAAGTATTTATAATAGAAATTTAGGAGGAAGAAGCATTGGATATAGATCAGATATAGTAGATCAGATTTTAGCAAACTCACAATATGAACCTACTTGGAGGTTCCCTGTATTTAGAACTGAATATAAAGCTAACATTGAATGGTTTAATATTAAAGACATACAAACAGCTAGTATTGCTACAGGATTACCAATAAGTACATTACAGAAAGTAGTTGAGGCTTTAAAAAACCCTACATTACAGCAAAATGCAAGAAGTTTTATAAAAGGAAGAACTGATTTCCTTGGATCTAATCAACCTGCAAGTAGAATGAAACAAAAAATTCAAAGAAATAGTACTAATAATAAATTTGGTTTTAATTGGGGTTGGAATCCAGCAAATGGAGGTAATGCAGCACCCATACCTTCTTATGTAACCAATATTAATGTTTAAATAAAAATCAACTTATATTAAAAGATAATAGTAGTACCAAATTCTATAATAATTATTCTATAACATGCCAAATAGTAATAACAAAGAAATATATGATTATTTAAAAAACTTAATAGCTAGGTCAAGTGATAGTACTGGAGGAGGAATCATTACTAACCAAGTAAATTTTATTTTAAATGCCCCTCTTTCCCAACCAATACCTGGAATAGACCCTGCTCCCCAAATTAACCCTAATAAAATAGGTAGCTCTAATGCTCAAAATACCCCAGTATATCAAAAAACAAAAATTGATTTAAGAAGTTTTAATAAACAACAAGTTCTTGAATTAGTAAAACAAGGTAAATTAATAGAAATAGGAGATGCAAATAAAAATCCAAAATATTATGCTAAAGGAAATAGTAATCTCCAATCAGTACTAATATTAGATAATAAATATTACCTTGAAAAAAAAGCCGGACAACAATTTTTGTTATGGGCTAATGAAATGAAAAATTCTAACATTGATTTCCTTATATCATCAGCAGTTAGATTTGGTTCAAATACAGGTGATGGCCCTCATGGGTATGGTATAGCTGTAGATTTTAGTAACCTTAATCAATTAGTAAAACTAGGAACAGGAACGGCAAGTAAAGATCCTATTGTTAATAAAAATGCTAGAATAAAATACCCTATTTATACTCAAATAGCTCAAATAGGAGCCAAATATGGATGGTATAACCCATGGAGATTATCAGATAGTTTAGTAGGAAAAAATGCAAAAGGAAAACCTTTTATAGATGAAATATGGCATTTTGAATACTGGGGATCAGCAGAATAAAAAAATAAAAACACAATGTATTATCCAAAATCACAAATAAAAACTAATTTATATACTAATGGAGATGAATATATTTTGTCTACCAATCAACAAAATTATAAAGGATATTATTACAAAACTTCCATTGGAGATAAATATACAGGTAAGTTTCCTAATGATGGTGACAATATATTACTTGTTGAATTACTCCCATCATCTGATGAGCCTGGGGAGAATAACCCCATATTAACCTTACCTTCATCTCAATATAATTCTAATATACCATCAGAAAGATTTCTCCCCCTATTCAATCAACCCTCACCATCCCTCCAAGACTATACTTTAGGTTCATTCACCCGTTATTTCTGTAAAAAAACAAATGAGTTAAAATATATTGAGATAAACAAAGAAACACACGATAAATTAAAAATTAAAGATACACAAATAGCCTGGGATTTATATGAGCCACAATCTATAGTATGGCAGATAAATGGAGATAGAGAAGGAACATTTCTTGCCAATAAAAACAACATAGCCCTACTTGAAAAACGTCAAAAATGGTATGGTTTTTCACAATATTTAAAAGAGGATTATCTAAAGTACTATTTGGCCTCTTAAAATAAAGTTTGTACATTTAACCTATGTTTTGGTTAATAGAAAATACAAACGAAATTGATATTTTTTCTCAAATTCAATATGAGGAAGCATATATCGAAATTATACCATCATCCCCCACACTTCACCCCGTTGAAAACAACGTTTCTACCGTGTATATTAGGCCGATATCGGCAACTAAGGGACATATGGTGCCTATTAATCATAGCGAGGCATTTCACGTGAATTTTAATTTAGTTCAACAACTAATCAATAGTATAAAAAAAATATATGTTATAGATAAGAAAGAATTCTTACATTATTTTTTCCATAAAAATATTATTTCTTTAAATCTTATAAACAAATCATTTACACCTCAAATATCTCCCATACATTCATTTTTTCAAAATAAATACCCAAATTATCCAAATTTGAATGAAATAATACCAATAGTAAAACATTATGAGGTATGTGAGGATAATTTTCAAAAATTACAACCATATTTTTCATCCCATGTAAACCCATTTTACAACAACAAAACCACCATTGTATTTAACTCTATAGAAAAAAACGGGATAAAAATAAACCCCAATATATTCAATGAATACTTCTCCTCAACAAACTCAGAATACATTTACACTAAATATAATCTTAGTACTTTAACCACTAGGCCAGCAAATTCATTCAATGGTATAAACTTTGCGGCTCTAAAAAAAGATACAGGAGAAAGGCAAAGTTTTATCCCTAGAAATGACTATTTTATAGAAATAGACATCAGTGCATATCATCCAACATTATTAGCTAATTTATTGGGATATACTTTACCCGAGGAGGATTTCCATGAACATTTTGCTAAAATATATAATGTAGATTATAACACATCCAAAGAAATAACCTTTAGACAAATATATGGAGGAATACAAGATGAATATAAACATATAGATTTCTTTCAGAAAATAGATGAATATGTTAAAGAATTATGGAACATTTTTAAAACAACAGGAAAAATAACATGTCCAATATCTAACCATGTTTTTGAAAAAGATAAGTTAGAGGATATGTATCCCCAAAAACTTTTAAATTATCACAATCAAAATTTGGAAACCGCACAAAATATTCTTATATTATGGGATATTTTAAAACTCCTTAGAGGAAAAAATACAAAACTTGTATTATATGTTTACGATTCATTTCTCTTTGATGTTGATAAAACAGAAAAAGAAACATTCAAACAAATAACCAATATATTTAAAAAATATAATTTACAAATTAAATTTAAAAAAGGAATAAACTATAATTTCCAATAACCAGTTATGACAAACCAATCCCCCCCCATCCCTGGACATACGTATAATCAGTACGATTTTGATATAACTGATATACTTTCAATGAACAATAGATTACTATGTACTTTCACATCATTTGATGATATGGATATATTAATATCCGATATAAAAAGAAAGTATGATATATTATATAATAAAATATTTGTATTACATGTAAAAAGTAATAATGAATATGCCATCACCTACAATATAGACCAAGGTAATATCAACAGTATCCCAGAAAATACTATATTGGTACATAGAAAAAAAGAAACAAACTCTTTATATACAATAAATGCTTTAAACCAACTTATTAAAGGTTTAAACAATGGTGTTGTTGATAATACATTTATGATAGATTGGCAACATTATAGAAATTGTATTCTCCTTACTCAACATAATGAGTTAAAACAACTTAATACAAAGATTTTTAGAATAATTGAAATATAGTATTTAAACAAACTAAGATGAATAAAGAACTCATACGTATGCAATTCCTTTCAGGTATTATTACTGAAAGTCAATATAATGCTAAATTAAATGAATCACCATCTAGTAAGATATATTATTTTACGTTTAATGACAATGAATATAAATATGAAACTATCTCTTCATTACCTTCAAATATTATAGGTTATAATATGGGGGGTGGAGGAATGCCTGAAGAAGAAGGATATGTCCATATTGATACAATGAGTCCAGATGAATTTGGTGAAGAAGCAGTTGATTATGGCTTAAATGAAGAATATAATGAAGTATATTATATTCAACATAATTTAAATAATTATATTTCTTTACCAAAAGTTCCAAATATTATAACCTCTAAAATTACTCATTATATTTCTAATCAAGAAAATTTTACAAAAACTATAAATGATGCTCTTTCTCCCAAAGGTAAAGTAATATTTTATGCTGATTTGATTGATTTTGAAATGGAAGATGAAGATATTTCTGGAAAGAATGATTTAAATTTTTTTAAATTAATGACTAAAAAATATGGGTTTAAAATTTTAGACAGTATGGGAAAAGAAATATCAATAGATCC